GCCGCCTCGTCGAGATAGTTGTTGCCGTAGACCGGGTACGCGAAGATCGCCCCGTAGGGGTCTTGATCCTGAAAGCTGAACGCCCAGTGCGGAACGTCATCATCGGCAGCGCCTGCCGGCGAGCCCAGCCGGATGAAGTCGATGCCGTCGGCGGTGTCGAGCAGCACGTTGAAGCCGGCGTTCGCAACGTAAGCCTTGAGGTACCCGAACAGGGCCTGCACGGCAGCCTTGTCGAAGGTACCGGCAGGAAAGGTCTTCTTGAAACCGACCCGGGTCATCACGCGCTCTCCCCGTGGATGGCGAGCGAGCAGTAGTCGTTCGCGAGGCTATAGGTGCCCGCCGGCACCTGGCGGCGATACCAGATCGGGATCGCGGCCGGTTGCGTGGCGAAGCTCACCGTGTCGTTCGCCTGGAAGGTGCCGCCCCAGGCGATGGCCTTGATCGTGAAGTACGGCGTGCCGGTCGCCGGGTTCAGAGGCGCGTAGTCAGCGCTGACCGATCCCGGACTGGCCAGGGTGCCAACCGTGTTGCCCGACACCGTGAAGGTGGTAGTGCTCGTGAAGGTCAGTGTCCAGTTCTCATCCACCGCCCCCTTGTTGTGGGCGATGAGATTGCCGACGGTGGCGAAATCGAAGCTGCCGCCCAGGCTGGTCACGGCGATACCCGACCAGCCCGCGACGACGTTCGGCAGCTCAAAGACGCTGGAGACCAGCGTATTCGCCGTGGCGTAGCCGTTCGCGAGCGCGGGCGAGATGTCGAGAGTGGCGAAATCCGCCCCGTAGGCGACGCCGGTCACGCTCACCCACTCCTCGTTGCCAGCCCCTCCAGTGCTGGGCCGATCCGAGACACGTAGGCGGTCGCCCACACGGAACGGTTGCAGTGTTGCGTACTCGGCGTTGTGTTCGCAGGCCACCTGAATCTGGACGGCCCCACCGACGATGGGTGCGTAGAGCGTGCCGATGCCGTAAGGCCGACCGGCGATCTGATCCTCGGTGTCGGTCTGCGTACCCGGCTGGAACACCACGAAGTCACCGGCAGGCGTCAGACTGTCGAGGAACAGGCGGACGTTGAGCAGCGCCGTGTCCTGCGCGCTGTTGACGTGGATGAAGGCCTTGCGCCACTTCACCGCGCCGGCCAGTCGCTCGGACTGCGAGACGTCGGGGAAGAGATTGTTCTTCACCCCGGACACCAGTTGCGAGAAGGCCATCCGCCCGCCGTTCTGGGCGGGCGTGACGTCGGACATCAGGGCTGCGGGCCGCCAGACGATTTCATTGTCGAGAATGGGCATGGTTTCCTCTCATACGGTCATGAGCTTGAGGGTGGCGAGGTAGAAGTCGCCGGCTTGCGGATTGGCTACCGGCACGAGGGGCCGGGCATCGAACGCGGGCGCGTCCTGGTGGCGGAACATCACCTGCCGCGACTCACCGCGCAGGGTCAGGCTGTAGACGCCGCCCGGGCTTGCGGCGCGCAGGGCCAACGCTTCGATCTGGGCGCGGGTGAACCAGCCAGCGTCGGATTCGGATTCCAACGTGATGGGTAGCCCGGCCTGCAACTGGCCGTAGAACACCACCACCGACCCGTCGAGGGTGCGGCGCACGGTCTGGGCGACGCGGCTTGCTGCGAATTCGTCGGACCAAAGGAGGCCCGCCGGCAGTTGAATGCCGTCCAGGATGATCACGTTGGTCTCCTACTGGAATTCCGGGCGGATGTGGTACAGGAAGCGGGTGCTGACCGAGGCGAGATCGGCGAGGCCGCCCACCTCGACCATGTCGCCGTCGGGGCCGAGCAGGTAGTCGCCCACCTCGAACCCGCCGTTGTCGAGGAAACTGCCGAAGCGCACCGACGGATGGATGACGATGTTCCGGTAGTTCGACCAACTGGCGGCGTTGTTGGCAATCACCGTCTGGAAGGCGGATCGCATCGCCGCATCGTCGATCAGTGCCCCGCCCCGCGTGTAGAAGCGGTCAATCCACAGCACGTTCGAGAACGACTCGGGATAGGTTGGTGGGCTGTAGGTGACCGGCACGAACCAGCGAATGTCATCGCCATCCATCACCACGTACTCGGTAACGCCGAGCATTGCCGCTACCTGCTGCATCATCGTGCGGGTGAGCGAGATCGACACCGCCTCCACCGGCACCCAGACGTTTTGTGATCCGTTCCAGGTGAGGCGCTCGCCGTTGATCATGATCGGCGCGGAGAGGCTTCCCCACCCCGAGTAACCGGGCCAAGGGCGCTTGTGCCACGGGCTGCTCCAGTCATACATCGTCGTCTGGTAGCCGGTCACGAAATAGGTCGCCGGATTGATCAGCGGCTGGTAGCTGGGCTTGGTGATCGAGCGGTTGATGCTCGTGATCGCCACCGCATTCAGGTTGTATTGCTGAAGGACGTACTCGTAGTCGTGGCGCCCGTCAGGGGCGTATTTCTTGATCGCGCCCCACTCGGGTTCGTATTGCGGGCCCCAGCTGGACAGATCCCAGTACCAGCGCTGCGTGGCCTTCTTCGCCGGCATATTGGCCGGCGTCGTTTCCGGATTGTCCGGTGCGGTCAGGAACAGGCTGAACGAGATCGAGCACTGGCCGTTGTACATCGAGATGTAGCTGCTGCCCCAGTTGCCCTGCCACCCGTAGTTCGGCGATTGCGGATGCAGCGGGTAGGCATTCCAGTTCGCCATCCCGGAAATCGAGACGCCGCCGGCCAGGTATTTCGTCTCGCCCGGTTCCAGATGCACCCACGCCTGCCAGCCCGAGGCTTGCACCACAAGTCCGACGGCGAAATCGAAGGTGTTGCCCACCTTGATCACGAAACGGAAGGTGGTGATGTTCTTCATGTCGAACACGGCATCGAACAGGATGCCGGTTCCGTTCGCCGGCCACGGATAGAGCACCGGACTGCGCGTGTAGGTCACCTCGAACGGCGGGATGATGCCGTCCGTCATCCCGGGCGTGTAGCTGATCAGCGACGGCATGTGCGAGAGCCAGATCGGCTTGTACGACATTTGCGCAATGCCACTCACCCCGGGTACGCTGGCATATACATAGCGCTGTCCTGTCTGGTAGCCGTAGGCCAGCAGGATGTAGCGCAGTCGATAGGTGCCAGTCGTTGGTAGGCCAAGAGGAGTCGGATCCAGGGTGCCAAGCCAGTAGAACCAGTCCACGTTGTAGTGCCGGATGATGCCGTTGGCGTCTACCGACATCTGTTCCCAGCCGCTCGGCCACCAGCTGTAGGTGGTCATCTGGCCGGGCGAATAGTTTGAGCCGTGCACGCTCTGGTACCAGATCTGCCCGGATTCCAGATGGGTCACCTCGATCACGGCGGCGATGCCGAAGTAGCCGACACCGGTGCTGACCTGATAGGAGAGCGGCTGCGTCGGATCGACCCGATCCGCGACGGCGGCCGGGATCGGTCGGGACTCGAAGCGCACCCACAGGTCGGCGACCCGGTCGATGATGAGATGCAGGCTGCCGAGGAACTGCGAGCCGCTGCTACCGGAGAATTTCAGGGTGCGACCGTAAAGCTCGAAATACGGGTCGGGCGTCACCGTCTGCTGATCGCGCCACTCCCAGCGGAAGTTGCCGCCCCCCGGACCGTGCAGCACGTAGTTGAAGTCGACCGGCTTGGCGAAGAGCTCGCGCCGCAGCATCGGGCAGGGCGTGGGCGGCGGCGGGGGCGTCCCGCCAGCAAACGGCACGGACAGCCGGGCCTCGATGCCTTTGGACTCGGTGGTGCTACCGCGTGTCACGCCACCCCGGTCGAGGCGACTCGATACGGTAAGGCGCAGACCCGGCTCGGGTTCCGACTGCGAGGCGTAATGACGGCTCTCGCACTGGTTGTACGCCTGGCTCACGGCATTGTTGAGATCGCCGCTCACCTGGTCGTAGTAGCGGCGCGCCAGCGGACTGTGATCCGGCTGCGGCTGAATCCACCAGTAGCTGTTGCCGAACAGCCAGTAGAAATCGACGCCCGGCCAGTCGTAGATCCACCAGTCGCATTCGCGGCTCCGGCGTACCTCGTCCTGCGCGCTCTGCCAGGTGCAGGCGAAGAACTCGATGGGCAGCCCTTGCTTGAGGTTGGCTTTGACCGGGCCGCCCGGGGGTGGCGTGACATCCGGCAAAGGTTCCGGCAACGGCACTCTCATCACGCGCCCCTGGAGAGTTCGCGCAGCGCCTGCGCCAGTTGCATGGCCGTCTCGCGCGAGGACTGCACCGTGTGCCGCTTGCCGGCAACAAAGAAGCGCAGATCGACCACGTCGCGGGCAGGCGTGCTCGAATCGCCGGCCATCATCGCCATCTGGCTCACCGCATTGCCTACCGCCCCGCCAGCGGCGAAGCGTGGCATGGCCGGCAGAAAGCCTGCGTTGAGCGCAGCAAAGAAAGCCTCGCCGAACTTGCGCACGGAGGCCGCCCGGATCACGAACTCACCGTGGGAGAGCAGCGCCGGCACCGAATCCGAGGTCTCGGTGCCCGGGCCGAAGATGCGTCCCGACATTCGCCGAAACCCTTCGGCCACGGTCTGCCCACCTTCGGCCAGCTTCTGGATCAGACCGCCCTGGGCATTGGTATAGACCTTGGTGACGTAGATCGTGTGGGTGCTGGAGGTCGGGCGCAGCAGTTCCGACACGGCCGCCCGGTACTGATTCAGGTCGGGCTGCACGGTGTGGGTGGCCGAGGTCGGAGCCGACAGCACCGTCTTTGCATCCAGGGCGAACGACGCCAACTGCTGGCGGGGCTGATCGAAGGACACCAGCGCCGGGATTTCTACATTGGCGCTGGCCAGCGTGCCCTTGAGCCGGTCGATGTCGGCAATGACCTGACTCGTGTCGGCCTCGACCTTGGCGAGCAGTTGCAGGTTGTCCGTGTCGGACTTGAGTTTCTCCAGGGAGGATTGCGCTTCCTTGGTGTCGGCCTGAATCTTGGCGACCAGCTGCTGTGCCTCGGTCAGCGCTTTGAGTTTCTCGATGCCGGTCTTGGCGGCCTCGATGTCGACGTCGAGCTTGAGCTTGTCCTGCGCGAGCAATTGGCTCCGCAGCTTGTCCAGTTCGTCGGAAACAGAGGCGAGTGCCCGCTTGGCTTCGTCGGCACCCTGGCCAGCGGCGCTGGCAGCCTGCTTGTGCGCGTCGCCCAAGCCCTTCAGGGCCGCATCGGCAATGCCGGCGGCCTCCTTGATCTCGCCGATGGCGGTCGCCGCCGCCTGGCCTTCGGACACCACGGTCTGGGTGACCGTCTTGCCGTTCTGCTCGACCTGGCGGGTCACCGCCGAGGCGGTACGTTCGGCCAGGGCGATGGCTTCCTCGGCAAGTTTGCGGGCCTGCTCGTAGTTGCCGGCGGCGAGCGCCGCACGGGCCTGCGCCTGCTTCTCGTCGATCTGGCGCAGCCGATCCTGATAGGCCGCATACTCGTCCATCCCCTTGCGGGACAGTTCTCGAATGCGATCCTCGACCGACAGCCGCAGATTGAGCCGCGCTTCGTCGGCGGCCTTCGCCGCCTGCAGGTGACGCTGCTCCTCGGCAATGAGGCGATCCACCGTGGCACGGTAGGCCGACTCCAGTTGGCTGTAGATGGCGATGCGCGCATCAATAGCCTGCCGCTCGACGGCCTGCACATCCTGGCCCGCCGCCCGCGCCAATGCCACGGCTTGGCCGTAGGTGGTTTTCCAGGCCGCCTCCATCTGCCTGGCACCGGCTTCCACGGCGGTGAGTTTCTCGCGCTCGGCGGCGAGCAGCGCCTGGGCCGATTCACGGATCGCGGCGGCCTCGGAGCGAGCGGCATTCTGCGCCGCCACTTCCTGGCGCTTGTAGTTCGACTCGATCTCGGCAACGCGGGCATCCCATATCGCCTTGATATCGGCCGCCACCTGGCGGTACGAGGCCGAGAGTTGCTTGACCGTCTCGGCCGCCTTCTTGGTTTCGGCGTCGAGCGCCTGCCGGATGGCTTCGCCGGCCTGAGTGGCCGCGCCCTGGATGGCGCGCAGGGCGTCGCTCGTTGCGGGCAGCGCGGCCTTGAGTCGCTCGGCAGCCTGTGCCGCCAGCATCATCTGGGTTTTGACGGAGAGCGTGCCGGTATTGGCCAGTTCCTCCATCGCGGCGGTCAGCTGCTCCAGTTGCTGGCGCTGGCGGTTCATCTCGTCGATGGCGCGGTTGGTTTCGCGGATGTCCTGCACCATCTTGACGATGCCGCGCCCCATCTCCCAGACGGCGACGGCGGCGAGCACTGGCAGGAAGCGCATGAAAGCGGCCTTCAAGACATTGACCGACTCCATCAGCTTGGCGACGGCGGCCACACCCTTCACCGCGAGCACGGCGACCAGTGCCTCGCCCAGCACGCGCGCGACGGTCATGATTTCCTCGCCGTGGCTCGCTACTGTCACAAGCGTGTCGGCGAGTTTCTGCAAGGCCGGCAGCGCAGCTTCGGCCACCTTCATGGCAATGCCGGACAGCGCCTGCTTGACGGTGTCGAGGGTGTCGTTGAATTTCTCTGCGGCTTTCGCGGTGTCGCCGCTGATCTCGAGGCCAAGCTCCTTGAATTTCCGCTTGAGCTCCTCGATGCCTGCCCGCCCCTGGTTGAGGAAGGGAATCAGCTCGACGCCGCTCTTGCCGAAGATCTTCACGGCCAGCGCCGACTTCTCGGCCCCGTCGGGCATCGCCGCGAAGGCGTCGGCGAGGTCGAGCAGCACCTCCTCGGTCGGGCGCAGTTGGCCGGCGGCATCCTTGACCGAGACGCCCAGGCGGCTGAAGGCCTCGACCTGTTCCTTCGAGCCGCCCGCCGCCTCGATCATTGCGGTGGCGAGTTTTTTGATGCCGTTCGCCAAGCCTTCCAGGCTCGTTCCAGACTGCTCGGCGATGGGGCGCAACAAGGACAGCGATTCGACCGAGATGCCGGTCTTCTGCGAGAGCTTGGCGAGCTCGTCTGCGGTTTCCAGCGCGTGGTTGCCGGCGGCAACCAGTGCGCCCAGCGACAAGGCCGCGCCCAGCCCCGCCAGCACCCCGTTGACCTTGCTGGCAGCCGATGACAGCCCCTCCAGATTCGCCTTCACGGAGGCGAGCGCCGCCTTGGTCTGGTCAATCGCGGTGATGAGGATTTGGGCGCGGTCGGAGGCCACGGCTTACAGACCTTGTGCGTTCAGTTGTTGCAGGATGGCGGTGGAGAGCTTGGGTAGTTGCGAGCGCACGAGGCCGGGCAGATCGAAGCGTCCGCGCAGAGTCACCGAGGGCACGAGCACGGCGATGGGGATCTCCTGACCCCGCTTGATCGACTTCGCGCCGGTGCGGCCGCGCTCCGCCCGCTTGAAGCGGCGCAACTCGGCTCCGTTGTCCTGGATGTTCTCGGCCATCAGGATCACGCGGCCGTTCTTCTCGATGAAGAAGGCATTGCCGGCGCGCATCAGGCCGTCGATCACGCGCCGGAAGGCCTTGCGGCCGATGCGCTGGTGCTCGGGCAGGAGCGGAATCAGCAAGCGGCCGCCGATGGTGCCGCCACGGACGTGGATGCCCAGCCAGGGGATCTTCGAGCCGATCAGTAGCGCCGGGAATTTCTCGGGGCTGCCGGCGTAGAGCTTGTACCGCATCGATTTCACGAACCCGGCCTTGCGCACCTTGAAGGCCGACTGCATCCGGGCGCGGGCCGTATCGGCGATCTCCTTGCCTGCGGTCTTCATGCCGGCCTCGACCGCCTTGCGGATCGCCCGACGCTTCTCAGGCACCCAGCTGTCGAGCCGCTTCGGATCGAGTAGTCCTGACGTGGTGAGGGACAGCTTCACGGCTTGATTTCCCGGGCGAGCGACTTGATCTCGGCCCCGCCGCCGCGTGTCGCGGTGACGAGGAGCGCGAACTGGACGGCCAGTTCCTCGCGCTCGGCACGCTCGGCGGCGGCGAGAAACGCCCGCACCTGCGCCAGCGTGTAGCTCAGGACGTCGGGGTAACGGTGGCCGGATCGGAGGAGTCGGCCGATGGCGTCGCTCCAGGGATCACCGTGCCGATCCGCTGGCTGACCCGTGTGATCTCCGGCACCACGCGGCGGATAAAAAAATCCACGTTCGCCCCGAACACCGCCTCGGCCAGCCGGATCGCGTCGTCCAGGGCGAGATTCGACACCCACTCCGGCGGTCGGCGGCAGGCGATGGCCAGCGCCAGGATCACCGACTCGCCGTCCTCGGACAGCAGGCGCAGCCAGTCGGGATCGGGGCCGAGCTTCCCGGCGAAGGGACGCACGGTGCGGGCGAAGATAGGCAACTCGCCTACCCGGAGCGGCGTGATGTCGAGCGTCTCGCCGCCGACGATCACGGTCTCGGGAACGGGCGGCAGCGCGGCAAAGGTCTCGTAAGTCATGGCGATCACCCGAGCTGCACGATGCGGCCGAACTGGCCGAGCATCGCGTCGTAGGGCTTCGTGGAATCGGCCAGCAGCGAGCCTTCCAGCTCGAACTTGTTGAGGTCGTTCGAGATGATGTCGAACTTCTTCAACGGGTCGAAGGCCACGCGGTAGAGCTCGATCAGCACCTTGGCGTTGCCGGCGGCGGTGTTCACCCCTTCGAGACGCAGGAAGCGTTCGGGCAGGGGCTGGGTGAAGATACCGATCTCGGTCACCGCGCCGAAGGTGTAGCTCGCCTTGAACGGCGGCGTGAGGCCGGTGATGTCCAGAAACTGGACGGCACCGAAATCCTCGTCGGCCGTGTAGTGCGTGCCGGGTGTCAAGGTCGCCGGCGTGCCGGCCGAATCGACCACGGTCAGCGCCGACACCTTGGGGTGCGCCAGGAAGTAGCGGTCGCCCACCACCGGCGCCGCCCCGCCCACCGGCTCGCCGGTGACGCTGCCGCCGGCATCGCTGACATGGCTGCCATAGAGGGCGAGCGACAAGTTCTCCTTGGTGAATTCCTCGATGGTGAGCGCGACGGTGGCGGATTTCTGCTTGACCAGGCGCAGGTCGACCGCGCGCTGGCCGGTCTGGCTCTCGTAGTGTTCGATCACGTCGGTCTTGAGGGCCAGCGATAGATCGGCGACGTTGCCAGGCGTGCGTACATTGATCGGCTCGCCGTTGGCGTTGCGTTCGCCGAGATAGACGCGGCCCTGGAAGGAAGCGTAGTAGGACATGCTGGATTACTCCTTGGTGGTCTTGACGGCCTTTGCCGTGGCATCGGGCGCGTCCGATGCCGGCTCGGGGCGATGGGTGGCGGGTTCGGCGATGCGTTGGTCGATCAGCCAGCGGGCGGCGTGCTCGTCCACGTCGATGACGTGGCCGGCGGGATAGGCCACCCCGGCATGGGTGTGGGTGACCTTGAGTTTCAGCTTGGGCATGTCAGCCTCCTTGAGTGATGTCGGATACGAGGGTGCGGTAGGTGATGCGATAAAGGGCCGGGATGGCGATGGCGTCGATGTCGGCGTCTTCCGCCTGGTAGTCGGCGTCCATCTCGGAGATATTCAGCGCCAGGCCGCCGAGGGTGGGATCGGCGAATAGCGCCACATGGGCTCGGCAGATCAGGTCGTCGGCCACGGCATGGCCATCGACCGGATCGCGGGCATGGCCGAGGAGGCGCACGACGAGGTCGCGCTCCATGCGGTCGTTGCTGCGCTTCACTGGGGCATCGGATTCGATGAGCACGACGAGAACCGGCGTCTGCTCGCGAGGAATGGCCGTGGTCGGCTGGCGCAGCACGGTGACGGGTGCTACCGCCGCCTGGCAACGCGCCTGCACTTCACGCACGATGCGTTCGCGTACCGAGATCATGAAAGCCTCGCGAGCTTCGCCCGGCACTCGGCTCCGTCACGCAATGCCATCACCTCCCGCACGCGGTAGGGCTGGCCCGCGATCTCTATCGTGTCACCGACGGCGAGCTGCAGACGCTCGCTCGGAAACTCGATCTCGTAGTCGCGGGAGAGCGACAAGCCGTCGAGCACCGTTTCGTCCGGCGCACGGAAGGCCGCCTGCACCGTGACCGCTCCGACCTTGACGGCGGTGAGCAGCCCGCAGCGCGCGGCCGCGTCGTAGAGGTCGGCGACGCTCATCCCCATCACGCCGCCGTCAGCCGCACCAGCACGCCGGGGCGATGGCACATCGGCAGCGGGTTGGACTGGGTGTGCAGATCCGTGCCGCGATCGAACTTCCTCGGCTCCTGCTTGGCGTAGAGCGGCTGGCCGAGGGTGTTCACCGTCTCGTTGAAGTCCGCCGGCGCGAAGTAGGTGGCGAAGGTGTCGACCGTGCCGAGCGGGAAGGCATGGGCCTCGCCGGGGGCGATGAACTTGCGCACCGTACCGTTGATGTCGCTCGCCTGGCCGCGATACTCCTCGAAGGTGATACCGGCGAAGGTGAAGCCCGCGCGCACGTCGTTGATCAGAATCGCCCCTTGCTGCCAGTTGGCATAGGCCTCCTTGACCGTCTTGTGAGTGGTGAGCGCCCGGAAGAACTCGGGCGAGCAGAGCACGTGCACACCGGTCATGAACTCGCCCTTGAGGTTGTCCTCGATTTCGGCGAGCACGTCGTAGCAGTGGCCCTTGACGTCGCTGTTGGCGTTGGCGAGATCGAAGTTGATCGACGTCTGGGACAGGCCGAACTCGGTGTAGAGGTCGTAGATCGTGCTGCCGTCGGCGTCCAGGATCTGGCCTTTGAGCGCGCCCATGCGCAGGTGCTCCAGGGTGATGGCATGTTTGTTCCGCATGGTCTCCAGATGCCGCGCCATCACGCCGGAAATCGCTTCCATCTCCGTCTCCGAGCCGAAGGCGCGGATGCCCTGCACTTCCTCGGGCAGCACTACGTCGTCGTGCGGGATGTGGGGGATGACGAAGGAGCGCAGCTTGCGGGTGCCGCGCTCGCCCACGGTGCCCGGCGAGCCGGGCGGTTTGGTCGGCAGGAGGTTCAGCCGTCCGGCGTACTCCTCGACGATGATCTGCCGGGTGCGCACGGGCTTGGCCGGAAAGAGGCCCAGCTGCTCGATGCGGCCGTAGCGGTTGGGAATGAGGTTGATGGCCGTGGTGAGGCTCGCCATCGAGAAGCCGGGGTTGTCGAAGGGATTCTGCATTTCGGGTCTCCAGAAGTAGGAAACCCGCCGGGCGGCGGGTTTTTCGGGGGATGAGAGGGGCTGCTTACGCTGCGTCGCGCACCAGGATGCCGAGGGCGACGAGTTGCGCTTCGGCGGCGGCCTTCTGCGGGGCGGTGATGCCGGCTGGCCAGATGAGCGCGCTGCGCGCGACGATGGCGTGGCGCAGGATGGCGATGGCGTCGTCGCGATCGATCAGCGTCGCGTCGGTGTCGGCCGCGAGCACGCCCACGGCCGTTTCGGTGCCGTCGGTCGCACTCGGCGCCAGGGCATACAGCTTGCCGTCGGCGGCCTTCCTGCCGAGCACGGTGCCGAGTTGCAGGTTCTGACCGGCGGCGACCGTCACGGTCTCGCGGGAATAGAGGTTCGGCGCTTCGTACTTCAGAAGATCGCCGAGATTCTTGGCTTGGGTGATGGCGGACATGGCTTACTCCTTGCGGATGAGTTTCTTGATGGCGGCGACCACGGGCGAGGACTCGGGGCGCTCAGGGACGTCGGTGCCGGCTTCCGCCGTGATGGTGGAATGGATGGGCGTGGCGTCCGTCCGTGCGGCCTTGGCCTCGACCAGTACCCGGCGCACCTCGGCCTCGGTGTGGCCTCCGGCGATGAACTCGGCGGCCTTCTCGGGGCAGCCGGCGATCAGACACAGCTCGGCGATCGCCTGGGCGGATCGGGCGACTTCACGGCGGGCCTCGGCGACCCGCGCAGCCAACTGAGCGGCCGCCGCATCCACGCCGATCGTTTCGGGCAGTTCGTTTTCTGCTTGCATGGATTCCTCCTTGGTTGGGAGCGCCGCCTCGGTTCGAGTGCCTGCCCGAGCCTGAGGCGGCTTGCGGCTTCGGGAGCTGAGGAAAGTCGAGAATTCGGAAAGCGTCGCCTCCAGCGTGCCGACGGCGTCGGCGAGACCCGATGCAACGGCGTTCGGGCCGAAGTAGAGGGCGGCTTCCGTCGCGCGTACCGCCGTCTCCGGCAGTCCGCGCATGGCGGCAACAAAGCCGACGAAGAGGTCGTAGAGCCGGTCGACCTCGGACTGGAGTTCGGCCTTCGCGGTGTCGGTGAGCGGCTCGTGCGGCGAGAAGTCGTTCTTGTGCCGGCCCGCCGTGATGGCCGTGTAGCGGTAGCCCTCGTTGGCATCCTTCACCGACTGGTCGATGTGCAGGGCGATGACGCCGATCGAGCCGACACCGCCGGTCTCGGTGACGACGAGGCGTTCGGCGGCAGATGCGATGGCGTACGCCGCCGAGAAGGCGGCATCGTCGGCCACGGCCCACACGGGTTTCACGGCGGCGGCCTCGCGCACGCGGCGGGCGAGTTCGAAGCTGCCGGAAGCCTCGCCGCCCGGCGAATCGACATCGAGCAAGATGCCCGCGATGCTCGGGTCGGCCAGCGCCGTATCGAGCATCGCGCCGATGTCCTGGTAGCTGGTGAGCCCCGATGCCGCGTCCAACCCCAAGGTGCGCTTCACCAGGGTACCGTGGATCGGGATCACGGCAATGCCAGGCATCGAAAGAGGCGTGCTGCGCGGCGGCGGTACGGCAAGTTCTACAGTCGGCGTTTGGATGTCGAGCCGATGGCCGATCGCGGCCAGGATCACGTCGAGCTTGGCGCGATGGACGAGCAGCGGCGTCCCGAAGATGCGGGAGGCGAGGTGGGGCAGCATGGGTTGAACTCCTGTGGAGGGGTTACTACAATTGTGGTAAGCTGTTTCCGCTTGAATAGACAGGTGACGCCATGACGACTTCGACCTCCATCCGCATCGACCAGAAGCTCTATGACCAAGCTCGCGTTGAGGCGCTGGCCGAGCATCGGACCATTGCCGGTCAGGTCGAGTACTGGGCCAAGATCGGACGTGCCGCCCTGGACAACCCCGATCTGCCGGTCAGTTTCATCGCCGAATCCCTGGCATCGATGGCCGAACCTCGTGAGGACGCCACGCCCTTCGTGCCCAGAAGCCGGCGTCGATGAACTACGCCCTCAAGCAGACCCGCCGCTTCGCCCGCGCCTACAAGAAGCTCCACGACAACATCGCCGCCGATGTCGATGCCGCCACGGAGGTCGTAGCGGCCGATCCCACCGTAGGGGAACGCAAGAAAGGCGACCTGGCCGATCTGTTTGTCTACAAGTTCCGCAGCCAGAATCAGCTCTACCTCCTCGGCTATACCGTCGATGAAGGTGTTCGCCTCGTCTATCTCGAGGCTGTCGGGCCTCACGAAAACTTCTATCGGGATCTCAAGCGCTCGTAGCCGCATCCGCTGACTCCGCATCCTGGGGCTGTGCGGTTTCAGCGGGTCCCCCTGTGTCGTGGCGCGGATCCGAATCAAAAACCAATCCGAGCGCATCGGCACGAGCGTTGTCGGCGGCGATCTCCCTGTCGACGTCCTCGGCGTCGTAGCCGTAGGCCGAGATCGCCTCCGAGCGGCTCATGAGCCCGGCGCGGATGGCGAGCTTCATGGCATTGAACTCCTTCTGCGGATCGACCCACTGCCAGCCCTGGGGGATCCACTTGGCGGCCTGGTACTCGCGCCGGCGACGACCGTAGCCGGGCAAGGTCAGCGCACCTTCGAGCACCGCCTGGTCCATCCAGGCCCGCCAGATGGGGCGGCAGAGCTGATGGACGATCACGCCGTGCTGGATGGCCTCGCAGCGGCGGCGGAACTCCAGCAGCCCAGCGCGGATCGACGAGTAGTTCACCTGGGTGAGATCGCCCGTGAGCATCTCGTAGGTGATGCCCATGGCGGCGGCCACCGCCCGGAACTGCTGGCGCATGAATTCGGCGTAGGAACTGCCAACGTCGGCCGGAGCGGAGAACTTGATGTCCTCGCCCGGCTCCAGAATTTGCAGGGTGCCTGGTTCGAGCCCGGCCAGTGCCACGCCATTGGCGTCCGACAGTCCTTCGCCCATCAGGTTGTCCTCGGGGGCCAGTCGCGTGATGAAACCGGCGAACATCGCGGCGGTCTTCTTGCGCACCAGTTCGGCATCGTCGTACTGGTCGAGCTCGTTCAACTTCACCAGGGCACGAGCCAACCAGGGCTCGCCGCGGATCTGCCCAGGGCGCAGCGGCCGGAAGAGATGGATTACCTCGGAGGCATCCACCCGCACCGTGTCGATGCCGCCGGCGCCGGACATGGGGGCGAGACCACCATCGTTCGGATGGGAGCGGTAGAGGTGGTAGGCCACCCGACGCCCCAGCCGGTCGAACTCGATGCCGGCGCGGATGAGGTTGCCGGAAGGCAATTCCCGGTTCATCGCCAGCGGCAGATGCTCGGCCTCCAGCACCTGGATTTGCAGCGCCACCGGCAGCCCGTCCTCCGGACGGCGCCAGCGCAGACGCACGATCGCCTCGCCGCCCTCCAGCATGGCCCGACAGGCGAGCGCCTGCAGGCCGTAGAAATCGGTGAGCCCGGCCGCATCGGCGACCTCGCACCAATCCCACCACAAATGCTGGATGGCTTCGCGCTGGGCCGCATCGCCCACCATGCTCTGCGGCTTGATGCCGGTGCCGATGGCGTTGGCCACGAAAGCCTCGATGCCGGCGGCCGCCCAGGCATTGCGCCGCACAAGGTCGCGGCTCTTGGCGCGCAGTTGTTCCTGCGTGTAGGCGAGCGCCGCCACCGCGCCAGGGTTGGGAACCGACCAGGCGAGCGTGCGCCGGCCGAGGCCCGCACCGTCATAGATGGGCGTACCGCCGAAAACGCGGCGTTTGATGGTTCCAAACCAGCCCATCAGAAACCCTTCCCGGTCGTCACCCGGATCTGGCGCGGCGCACGCGGATAGAGACCCGTGGCCACGGCATCCTTGTGCATGGCCGCCTCGACCTCGGCGATGGCTGCTTTGAGTTCTTCGACCGTACGGTACTCGACCGTTTTGTCGCCGAAGGTGACGCGCTTCTCGCCACGGGCCAAGCTATCGCGCAGGGCCTGCAACTGGGCTTCGGTGTAGGTCGGCGTGCTCATCGATAGACCACCAGGTTGAGTTCGGTCGTATCGGCCAATGACCCGCTGTTCGAGGTGCAAACGATCTCGAGGCTGGCGGCCGTCTTGCCGTCGGTCGTCGTGCGCGCCGCAGCGACCCGGATGGTGCTCGTCGAATTGCTGCGGGCAGCCGCCACCCAGCAATAATCCGTGTCGGCGAAGGGCGTGGCGAAGGTGACGCGGTAGCGGCCGGCGACCAGACGCGTCACCGAAGCGACGTTGTGCGCGGCACGAAGCTGGATCGTCCCGCCCACGTAGCCGAAGTTCGCCCAGGCCCGCGCGAGCCCGGGATGATCGGGACGGATCAGCCCCTTGATCTCGGTCCCGATGCGGGCGGCGAGCGCGGAGAGTTGCGCGACCAGGCTCATCACTTACACCAGGGCCGCGTTGAAGATCGCCACGAAGTCGGTGTTGACGTCTCCGATGTCGGCGGCGGCCACCGCGCCGATATTGTCGCGGGCCTGCTGCTGTTCGACCACCGTCAGCGTCTGGGCTGCGTCGAAGCGCACCCGCTTGTCGATGGCGGTGGTGAGTGCGGCGATGCCGGTCTGGTCGTTCTGCAACGCCTGCTGCAGTTCCAGCAGGGTGTCGTAGGCCGGGTCGGCACCACCCAAGATGTCGGCCTTGAGCGCATCGAGCAGGGTGACGACCTTGTTCGATGAATACGTAGTCGTCGTCGACACATGCAAATCGTCGATGGCCACGGCCGTGATGATCGCGGCCTTCAGTTCGTTGATCGCCGCGACCAGGCTCGACTTGTCGGTGGTGGTCAGGTTGGTCAGCGTGCCGGTGCGGCCCTTGACGGTGTTGAATTCCTCGGCGACGCGCAGGACGAAGCTGTTGAGTTGGGTTTGCAGACTCATGGGAAACATCTCCTTCAGGTTTCAGGAAAGCCAGCGGCTCTTGATCACGCGCCGGCTCGTTCTCGGGGCTCCAGAAGCAGCAAGGCCACCTCGCTGGGTGGCCTCGTTGATCGAACCGCTCGTTGTGTCCGCGTCGGTAGGCGGCGGCAGCCCGAGCTGTCGTTCCAGTTCGCGCCAGTGCCGCTCCTCGAAGCGGTCGAGGCCGGCGGCACTCGCCGCCGCGCGGGCATACACGTAGCAGTCGAGCGCCTCGTTGCGCTCGCGCATCTTCTGCCACTCCCGGATAGCGAAGCCGTTGCGATCGCGCCGGGTGACGAGCTGCTCGGCGCAGAGCTGCTGGACGAACTCGGCATCGACCCTGGGCAGATGCACAAAGCCGGCGGGGTAACGGATCGTGACGCCGTCGTCGGCCACGTCCGCGCTCTTCCTCAGGTTGTTGTAGAACTCCAGCTTGGCGATGCCGGCGGCGACCGAGAACACCTTGATGCCCCGGCGCAGCTTCTTGCCGCCCCGGGAAAGATCGACCGCCGTCGGCGTGCCGATCAAGGCCGCGCCCCCCATCGTTCCACTTCTCACGCCCTTGACGGCCATCAGGCGGGGATCGCGGGCCAGCCGCACGAAGCTGTAGGCCTCCTGTGTGGCGAAGCCGGTATCCAGGGCAAACCTGGCGAGTGGCAACTGCGCCCCGGAAGCGTGCGTCCAGGTCTCGGCGATCAGCTCGGCCAGTCGTTTCCACACCGCGTCGCGGGCGGTATCACCCATCAGCACGCGATGCTCGACGAGCCAGGACTCCTTGCCGCGCCCGAAGGCCCAGATCGAGGCCTCGATGC